AAATAGGTACTTATAATCCAAAGAAACAGGAATATATGTTTTTAACAGATATGGGGCTAGGTTTTGAATGTAGGTTAAAGAATGGAGATGCATTAAAAGTCAAACTTTCAGAAATCAAAGCCTTTATAACTAAATAGGAGATAATAATGGAAGAATTAAAATACATAGATTTAGGACCAAAAGATACTTGGCCAAAGAGTCGATATGGTAGTGAAAGACTGGAAGATGAAGAAGGTGAGTATGGTGGTTGGTATGAATACCTTAGTATTGATAGAGATAATAAAGCTTTAGAAGGATTAAAAGCAATGAGAACTCAATGTCTTAGAAAAGGTACTGATATCAAAAGATTAGTTCTTGAATATGCTGGTTCTGGTGATGATGGTGATGAATTTTACTGCTGGGTAGATAATGAGAATGAACATAAATGGGCAGGATATCCTGGTCAAGGTGATTGTCAAAAACAACTTAAAGATGTTATAAGTAATATTGATGAAGATCTTGTATGGAATGGATTATTTCAATTAATTCCTGGTGGTTGGGAAATAAATGAAGGTTCTCAAGGTTATGTTGTGTGGGATATTAAAGAAAATGAAGTTAAAGTACATCATGAACAAAATGTAAGAGATATTTCTACTGATGTAACACATAAGAAGCTTAATTTTGAAGGCATTTAATCATTGTAAATCAAGTGTAAAAAAGTTTGGTGGCATTGAAGAAGATTATCATGCTATCCATTCTTGGTTTGATGAAAGTAAAATTCATTGTGCTGATTTAAGACATAGAATTTTAAGGCATCATACACTTGGTGTAGCAGAATGTGAGAAAACCTTTGGAATATACATAATTAATTCTGATGGAAAAAAAGTAATAGTAAAATCTATTGCTGAACAGCATATTCTAGAAGATCTAAGCTTCATTCCTTCACTTCAAGATTGGCTTACCAATGTAAGATTACAGAGATGGATGAACAATACAAAAACTAAACCAAGAAAGATGAATTTAGCTTAATTTCAACTTGTTTGTAAGTTTATATGTCCTTATATTGAGAGACAAGTTTACTACAAAATAAAGGAATATATGCTTACAAATGCTGAAATTGATGACGCTGTTATCAAAACATACTTAGAGATCTATCTTAGAGCATTAAATGATAAACGTCCTGATCGATTTATCAGTATTATAAAGTCTAGAATGCAAGAACTACTTCAACGTAGAATGTATAGATTTTCAAATTAAATAAGGAGAACCCATGGAAGAGAAAAAAATTCCACAAGGGGATAATGCCCCCCAAATCGTAAAAAAGAGTACTGAAAAATGGAAATCAGACAACATAAATGAATTAACCAAAGCCTTAGTTTCTGCTCAATCTGAGATGGAAGATGTAGCTAGAAAAACTAAAGGTTATAATTGGAAATATGCAGATTTGCATGCAGTATTAGGTGCAACTCTACCACATTTAAATAAGAATGGCATAGCTTTAGTTCAAGGCAGTAATCAAGGTGTTGGAGAATTTCATATCACTACTACATTGATGCATAATTCTGGTCAATGGCTTAGAACTTGGATGAAAATTCCAATACAAGATTTAACAGGTCAACAAGTAGGTACTGCTGTAACATATGGTAGAAGATATGCGTTGGCTGCTATTTGTGGTATAACACAGAAAGATGATGATGGACAAGAAAATTCTGTAGTACAAAGTAAACTAAAGGAGAAGAACTAATGGCCATAAAAACAATGAGTGCTGGAGGTGGTGGAGGTGAAAAATTCGCTGAAGGTTGGCATGAAGTGTCAATATCTAAAGCTGAATATGGAACCTATGAATCTGGCGACAAAGAAAAACGTTTCGTTGAATTAAATATGCAAGACTATCCTGATAACATGAGTTTTAGAGTTTATGAAACATTCAATTCTAAGACAAATGAAGAGTTTAAGATTGCTAATTTATTCAAACATGCAAATGCTGGTATTGTTGGTGTATTGAAAGATCCAAATGGAAAGAACCCATTGATTCAATATGATGATGATCCAGAGAATCTTGTAGGTAAAACTATTCAAGTTTATATCTATAAAGAGCAAAAAACTGGTAATGAGTATAGTAGAGTATTTGATACTGTAGCACCTGTAGCACAAGAAGGTGAACATTTATCATTTAGTCCTGAAAATGTTACTGGTATCAAAAATAGTATATTTAAACAGGTAGAAAAGAAGTTAGAGACGGAAGCTAAATCAGCTCCAGTGACAACTTCAGATTTATCTGATGCCGATATACCATTCTAAATAAAAACTAAAAGAGAGCCAATAACTGGTCCTGTAAGTCCTATTCGAGGGAGAGTAATGTGGATAGAGAGAACTTAGGTTCTGCGAGGGAATGGTGCAAATCCATCGTGTAGACTAGGCAAAGGAATATGTGAGGCTCTCTTTTATAAAATTAGGTGAAAGGATACTGAGTCAAAAATGGCAGCTTGTCCCGTAGAAACCCGACCAATACAAGCTATACTCTGCAAAAGCCCTAACGAATCTTGTGAGATTCAGAGCCACCTTATAATTAAAGGAGAACCCATGAGTTATACAGTTAGAAATCATATTATAGATTTTCTTAAAATGAAAAAAATGCAAAACAAAAAATTTCTTACACACGATCTACAAAATTTATCTGAAGCTTGGTTTGTTAGATTTAACTATAGACTAGGAAGTACTGAGACATATACAAGAGAATTTAGAAGAATGAGATTAGATGGTTTAATTGATATAGAAAAATTGGACCGAAAAAACAAAGAACAGCGATGGAAGATAAAGGAGATTAATGATGAATAATGTAAAAAATAATTATAAAGGATTTGTAAGATCAACATCAAATACACATTCTACTACTAATGCTTATCAAGTTAATCTTCCTCCACATGTATGGAAAAGAATGGGATGGAAGTTAAATGAAGAGATAAGAATAAATGTCGATAAAAAAAGTGGGAGTATTTCACTTTATAAGGAGACAAAATGATTAAAGAATATGCTTTCGGCTTAGCAAATAGGCACCATTTTGGAGACATAGCTGATTTAGAGAATTGGGCTGGAATGGCTCAAGATACCTTTATGTCATTATGGGACTATGATGGGCATGTTATTGAATTCGTTAAAAAGAAGAATACTTTATCTAGTTATGATGGAATACTATATATGCCAGATGAATTTATTTTAGATATAGATGGAAAAAATCCAAAGAATGCTAGAGAAAAAACCATAGGATTGACAATACTGTTAGATGATTTATGTATACCATATCAACCTTATTTCTCTGGAACTGGCTTTCATTTAGGAATTCCAGGTTCTGCATTTAGATGGAAACCTTGTCCTGACTTACACTTAAAAGTAAAGGATGAATTAATGGTTAAGGGTATATATGAGTATGCAGATTCATCTGTATCAGATAAGACAAGACTTATTAGAGTTGTTAATACTTTAAACAGTAAATCTAAGCTGTGGAAAATACCCTTAAGTAAGGCTGAATTAAATGGAGCTATTGATAAAATTCAAGAACTTGCAGCAGGTAAAAGACATACATATGAATGGATTACATTAGAATGTGAACCTGTATTTGATGTATTAGAAAGAAAAACTAGAGCCAGTGATAAAGAGTTTGAAACTGTAACTTTAGGTAGAAATCCAGATCCTGTATGGTATCCATGTATTCAGAAAATGATGGATGGTAGTCCACAAGGCTCTAGACATCAGATAGCTTTAAGAATAGCTGCACATTTAAGATGGAGATATCCTGAACATACTGTAAGAATTATTATGGAAGATTGGAGACAAAGAGTTGATGTTAAATCACATCCATTTAGTAAAAATGAGATGGATAAAATAGTAACTGATTGTTATGAAGGCCATAATGGTAATGGGTATAATTATGGATGTAGTGATATATGGATGGATAAGAATTGCCAATCCACATGTAGGCTTTATAAATCTAAAGTATCTCAAAATACTATGGATGCAAAAGCTATGGAAAAAGAATTAGTTGAATTTTTCAATAAAGATCATAATCCTATTAATATAGGTGCTTTATATGGTGGTTCAGGTGATTATCCTATATATCCAGGTGAAGTAGTTATTCTACAAGCTCCTCCTAAATCTATGAAAACCATGTTATTACAAAATTGGGTAAATTCCTTTAAACGTAATACATATTTCTTAGAAATGGAAATGAGTCCAAGACAGATGTGGATGAGATTTGTTATGATAGATAATAAATGGGATGAAAAGCAACTTAAAGATTACTATAGCCAATATGCTAATGGTATTAGTAAAAACTTTGATTGGTTAACAGTTGATTATAGTAGTTGTTTCGCTCATGAATTACATAAAAGAATACTTATGCTTCCACAAAAACCTGAGATTGTAGTTGTAGATCATATGGGATTATTTAAAAGCAAAAGATCTGATAATAATATGAAAGTAGAGGAAGTTTCTCAATCATTAATGGAGCTTGCTATACATAATAATATTATAGTATTTGCTGTCTCAGAAATAACTAAATCAGCATATGCAGAAGGAATGAATATTGCTTCAGCTAAAGGTTCATTCAGAATTGCTTATAATGCTAATAAAGTTATATCAGTTACCCCATTTAAAGATGGAGATAATCTTATTCAAATGTTAAAAGTAGAATCTACAGCTAATAGAGAAAGAGAAAATCTTAATGTTAAATTAGATGTTAGAGGAGCAATAATAGGATGATACAAATTACACAATGGGCTGAACCTGATGATACAATGTGGTGTAATAAAAATAAAAGATTTATTACTACTCGTCAGTGGTTAGACATGGAATCGGAGCGAATTCGTGTCAAAAAACATTGTCGAGTAGTAATAGAAACAAATAGTATAGGACAGCAAGCAATATTTAGGGAGAAACTAAAATGAAAAATATACTATATAAAGCAAGTGATAAGCTAAGATACATACTGTGTGGTACATGTGATAAAGGTATAGAATGGGAGTATGAGCATAACAATAAATATTCCTTTAGTATATGCTTTTGTCATAAAGAATCTTGGTTTAATTTAACAAAACAATTTATAAAAAGGAAAACAAGGAGAAGAAATAATGAACCCATATTCACCAATAAGAAAAGTACCTCTTGATTATAAAGGGATACAATCAAATGCTTTCTCTGTTCAAATGGAGAGAGAAGACAAAGAAGGAATAAGAAAATTTAAAGAAGTAGGTACAGTAAGTAATAACTATTTATTAGTACCAAACACTGAAGTAAGAGACATGGCTGTACAAATAGCCGACCAATCTGGAATAAATTTCACAGAAGATAAGACATTCTTTGATGGTAAAAGATATATTACTAGTTATATAGCTAAAGATGATAGTATTGATGAAGTAGCTGTTGGAGATGATGTTTCTATAGGATTTCAAATGTGGAATAGTTATGATGGGAGTACCTCTCTAGGCTTTAGAATGATGATATATAGGTTAGCTTGTCTTAATGGTATGATGAGTCACACTAATCTAAGTAAATATAGATTCAGACATAGCCCTGATAGTGAAAATTGGGATGAAGAATTAGAGAATGTAGCCCATACATTAACTGCAGCATCTAGAGGTGATAATAATAATGTTCATGATACTATAAAGAACTTTAAATCCTTAAATAGAGAAGAGCTAGATCTTCATAGATTTAGAAATTTAAGAGGATATTACCTTAATGATATTCCTACTCAATTATGGGGAGCTATTATGGATAGATATATTAAGAAAGATAAGTATAATGGTTGGGAATTTCTTAATGCAGCAACAGATGAATTGTGGCATAAAGAAAAGCCAACAGTTGCATCATACAATCATAACGCTACAATAGTAGATGGATTATGTAATTGGGTGCAAGCATAATGTCTGAAGATAAATATTTCTGGAAAACAAAAGATGGATTAATAGATGTATCAGAAATGAGAACTAGTCATATTATTAATGCTATAAAACTTGTTAATAGAATGGCTGAATCTGATCCTGATTATGAATATCCAGAAAGTTATGATTTTATGCATCAAGTATTAAATGCAAGAGGTGTAGATACTGATATGCAAATAGATTAAACTTATGACCAACCTGAAAGATCTCTTCGGAATCCGAGTAAGGGTAAGGTCTAATGTACTAGGTAGCTCGGCTGATTACTGAGTGACTCCAAATAACAGTAGGTTACCAATGGTACGGGGACGACACGCTAGATCACTCATCGAGTCCACGAAATAACTGTGGTTCGTCCCAAAGATTTAAAGTATGTAACTAGTTTAGTGGCAGTCCTGAGAAGTTACACTAAGTTTATTCCAGGAACTTAATACCTGTCAATAAGACCTTGATAGAGGCAACGATAGGTC